CGTGGGCGGTTGAGACTATCCATCTTCGCCTTACGATTGTAGGCCATCTTGCTTTGGATGGCTTGGATGCCGTCTTCAATGTCCAAACCGGGAGCAGGATTGAATGTCAGCCCGTTGTCAGCCAAGTCTTCGATGATCGAACTCGCCCCGTTCTGCGATTGATACTTGGCTGCTCCAAGGCGCGGGTCAATGAGCCTGTCCAGTATCTCCTCCTTGTCGTCCGACTCCGACCGGATGATTAGGTCAACGTAGTTCTTGATGCCATAGCCAAGCCCCTTGCTGCCGTCTCCTCCTATCCATCGTCCTCCATGCCACTTGGCCCAGTCTCCTACGTTCACATCCGGCCACTCACGATAGACGTAGTAGGTCTCGCTCTCATCCACAGCTATCCAGCACATAAACCAGTTCTTGCGCCCAGCCGGGTCTAAGACCATGTAGCGTGTTACGTTATCACGCGGTATCTTGTCATGTGGTATGACGTTAACCTCCCTAGAGAACATAGGGAACCTAGTGGACGCACTCTTGGTCGGAACCCCGTAGGCTCGCGTCAGGATTTCTTCTTCGCCCCTACCTTGTAAGTCCTGAGCAATACGATCATAACCACCAAACGGATTGTCCTTTGAATGGAAGTAAATAATTGCGCTATTCCCATTCGCAGCGTGCTGAATAAACGGAACCGGCCTGTCATTGAGGAGTTCCGCTGTTTTGGTTTCAACAGTTCTTGCTTTCTCAAGGTAGTCTCTAACCACCTCCGTGTAACCGTCAATCGGAGTGAACGTAACAATGACTTTGGCGTTACGGGTAGCCAATCGAAAACGCAGAGTGCGTAGTAGCTCAGGGCCAATAAGGTATTCATCACACCAAGCCCCAAGATTGAGCCATACCGGTTCACGACTGCCCAGCTCCGCACCTTCCAGAATAGTATCGTTGTTAAGAAATTGAGCATAGGTTTTGAAGATGATGTGGCTCTTAGTCCCCGGCAAAATTAGACTACTCTTGGAGAATCCATTCTTCCGCGTGTAGCTAATGTTCTCCTCCGCACTAAGGGTTTTCTTTCTAAGTTCTTCAGGGAGGGCATCGTATATGGCGCATTGTTGCTGGCGAATAGACACGTCTGCGTTCTGCGCGAAGCACATTATGACACTACCGGGATTGTCCATTGCAGCCTTTACCACGGCTGTTGCTGCCCACGTTGTCTTAGACGATCTATTGCCGCCGCTCACAAGTATCTCATTAAAAGACTCTAACAACTCCTCTGCCTTCTTCCAGTGGGGTAGTTTGAACCCATATCTGTAAGGGTCTCGGATGCTGTTCTCTATGGCCTGATGATAGATGTCGTAGAGATTAGCCAGAACCTCTGGCTGCATTTGCGCCATCTCCTCATTGGTTGGTGGCGTGAGAATGGCGTGTTTCCTCCAAATCATATCTCAACAGCCTCCTTCTGTAACGCGGCCCTAGCATCCGCTATAGCCTTCATAGCATCCTCCAAGCTAGGCTTCCCGGCCTTGTGCTCTACCACCACCTTGTTTTCCCCTAGGGCCTGCATACCCTTATCTACGGCTATCCCATAGGAAAGAACCAAATCCCGAATGTTCACCTTAGCCAAAGCATCTGGGTTGTTAGCCAGCATCTCTAGCTTCTGTTTAGCCAACAACCTCAGTCCCTCTGCCATTTCAAACCCATCCGCCGCCAACTGCTTCCGTCTCACCTCTATGGCCACCTCATGCCGCGCCTTCACCTTACTAATCTGATTGAACGAGAATCCCGTAGCCTCAGCTATCTCCTCCCAAGTATTCCCTTCCGCCAGTTGCTCCAAGCACAGCATAGCCTTCGTCGGCTCCCGCGCCTCTAGGGTGCGACAATCACTGTCCACTAGGGAGGACAATAGAACGGGGCTGATGTTTTCTAGGCTCATACTTTAGACAAATAGATCATAATCGACTTATACTTGAAACAATCCAGACATAGGCTCATTGCGAGATCAATGCTAATAACGATTGTTTATCCAAGGCAAGCGCAACATCGTTCGTGATGCGTTTAACGCGAAATCCACGGATAGCTGATAGGAAGTAGTCTCTACGACTGTCATACGCCATTTGCTCACTATCATCGTGATAGCCGCCATCTACCTCAAGACACAACTTCTTGCGACGCTTAAAGTAGAAATCAACAATGAAATGCTTGTTAGACGTACAGAAGCCTTTCTGAAAGCAATAGTCTTCACCAATACTATCAAGCAAGTCTTTAACGTAAAGCTCTGCCTTAGTAGCTTTGGCGATAAGCACACCTCGCCTTAAAGCTAACAAGCTTCGGTTGGAAGGACTACTGTTGATATTCATCTTACGCTTGCGTATGGATTGTAACCAGCCCCCAAAATTTCTGTCAAGACATTTGTTCAACTATGTTTCCCTGTCTTCTTCAACTATGTTCTACGTTCTCCTTTTAGGAGGGACCATTTGGAATATTTTTTTATGGGGGCGTTCTGACCAATTACAATAACCCCACCCCCCCCGACCGTCAACCCCCTCCCCCCCCTACCTAGTAGCAGGGGTGGGACAAGGTATGTCCTACCTATCATGCCCAAAGGATGGGTGGGACATAGGATGTCTCAGGCAAATAGCTCGCGTGAGGGCGGTTTGCGTTAAGGGGAGGTGAATGCATTCTAGGCAGGGAGACGGCGGGGATTCAGGCGGGCGGGCATTCTAGGCGACTACAACGGCGGGGTGAGATGCAGCAAGGCAGGCAGGCGACCTAGCGTTGGCTGTTGGCTCTCTCTCTTTGGATGTGCTCTCTCGCCTTGGTTTGCTCTCTTAGTAGTTAGTGAGGTATTAGGGGCCGCAAATCCGGTGGAAAAGATAGCGCGCAAAGCGTTGCAAGCGTAGCGACTTGCGAACTATCTTCTTTCTTTTGTGTAGAAAAGCTTGCAATCAATCAAACGCTCACGCACTCTCATCACATCGCCAACGCACTCCGCGAAGGCAAAAAAAAGATCGAAAAAAATCATGAACAACACCGCATCCCTCGCCGAAGCCGACCGCCTCATAGCCTACGCTCGCTCCGCTGGCCTCAGCGTTACCGCCGAGACTGAAAACTTCTCATGTGGCTCATTTGAGACGACCACGATCAACGCCCGCCGTGCCGGTTGCGGATACCGTGACGAGTGGGTGCAAGTCATTGTATCGGTTCGCCGCCTCGCTCGCGCTTCGGTCTCGATCAGCACCCAGACCAACTGGCACCCAGAGACCGTGCGAGGTCTTTGGATCGCGCAGCATAATCTGGGCGAGATCGTCAGAGGCCTCGCCGCCGACAAGGCTCGCGCCAAAATTGCCGCCGAACAACGCGAAGAAGCCGCTGCCCTCGCCGAAACCCGTCGCTGCCTCTGCTGCTCATAAAAACATCGACTTTCGTGAATCACTCCCACACTCTCACCACATCGCCAACGCATCACGCGACAGCAACCAAAACAGAAAAGGAAAAAAATGAACACCCGGGAAATCTATCACTTATTGCGCCGCCAATATCGCACGGCGAAACGCGATTTGCTAGCTGACAACGCAATTGCCATTTGCCAACAGGCCAACAGCGCGTTGAGAAAGCTAACCAACAGTTGGGACGTCGGCTTAATGCCGCCGTGCAACCCTAATTACTACAATATCTCAACAGAATGGGAGACGAAAGGAAATCGCCGCACGCTTTTCGTCTCTCGCTCGCTCACGAATTGGTTGAAAGCTTAACACCCCACAAACCCAACCCCTTGCCCTGCCTTCTCTACGGAGAGGCGGGGATAAGGCATTGAAAGGGGGCGCAATTGCCCTCTCAATTGATAGGAAACACACACACACATGAAACGAACACTTAGCACTTACGATGTGGCGGGCGCACTAATGGCAGATAAAAATGCGGCATGGTCACGGGCCGGGGCTTATGCTCTCGCCGAACACATGGAGCAACTTGAACAGGATTTAGGCGAGGAAATAGAGCTGGATGTGGTGGCAATCCGTTGCGATTTCTCCGAATATACAAGCGC